CGGTGAGGGTGGGCAAACGAGACCCCAACCGGCGCCAACCCAAGGTGATAAGACCGGCAACCAGCCGCTCAAAACCCCCTCGGGTTGAAGAGTCACCCGTGCACATGCCGAGTTGGTATCCACAGAGGTGACGACGCCAAATCGCGGCTGGCCAGCCCCACAATCAAGAGCCTCGGCGTGCGCTTTGATGATGTTTAGGAGACGTTCCATCAACTAGGCCACGGCTGCACCGGCAGCGCCGGTTTGATTGCTCGACGTTGACCGAGGGCTGCTGCCCTTCGCCCTTACTCGCTGCGTAAAACCATCATTCAGGCTAAGGCGACGCTCGACGAGATCAATATAGTATGCCTGGTCGAAGTCGGTGCCCGTCCCGGTCACGACTAGCTGGCCAATCGGGGTCAATAGAAGATCGCCAGGTACCACTAATTCCACCACTCGTTCATGCTTGGCTAGATCATTCAGCTTTTGTTGAGCAAAGTTCAAGGCCTGGTCCGCGGTTAGGTTGGGGTGCACAAACACGTATTGCTGGGGGTTAGACGGTCCACCCGAACTAGACCCTGTGTTACTCGTGCCAGTCACCGTTTGCGCAAACGCGCTGTTCTGGCGGGAATTCCAACTCTTGACAGTTACCTCGATATCCCCCGCGAGAGTTAGACGTCGCTCAAGCCTCATATCGATGCAACTGGTCGGCGTGACCAGGTATGGAGCCTGGGCCGCGTTGTTCGATGGAAGGAAATTTAGGGTCTTGCCGGTAACCGAGACATCGAAGCCCTCTTGCAGTGCCAGGAACACCAACAGATCCCATTCCGTCGTCGATCGGCTGAATTGGCCAAGCGTGATACGGTCGTGTTCGTCCTGATAATACCTGCCCACTGGCGTCGTGGTTTGTACAACATTGGGAGTCAAGCCGTGCCGACCCGCAAGCAACGAAGCGATCTCGCTTGAAGTGCGATTAGAAAATGTCTCTTCGGTGTGAGCCTCGATCAATTGGGCCGACAAGTCCCGGCCCGTAATGTGGACCAGTCCTCTGGTGGCGTTTATCGCAATCGTGTCCACAGTGCCGGTGAAGAGGCTAACGAACGAGGTGGCATCGAGGCTAAATAGGACTTGGACCGCAATATCCAGTGCCGAGGACCAGAAGAAGCTTCCATAAGGGGGGCCGACGTTCAATGCGAAGGACGCAGAAAACGTGTCGGCAGAAAAATGGTTGTTACAAATGACCTCGACTTCTACCAGCCCTGGAACCAGGGCACCGTTCGCCATAATGCGCGCTAAAGGCGATCGCTGCGAGACTAGCATGTCACTGAGCGGCAACGCCCCCTCCCGCATCATGGTCGATGTCAGGAATCATCAGGCTCACAACGCCGATCAACATTGGGTCCGATATATTGTTGAGTTGGGCGATCCGAATCCACTGCGTTGCGTCGGAGAGTTCAGTGGCGGCGATTTGAAACAGGTTGCCCCCTGTCACAGTGATTATTTGCACAATCAGGTACTCGCATTCGCTAGATTTATACTGGCCCGACCTATATAGGACTGTGCAACGGTCAATGAGCTGATACGTTGGGCTGCCGACACGATGTCGTTCAAGGTGTTCGCTGCGGATGGCACCTGATCACCGGCGGCCCACGAAGCTGCTCCTAGAGTGACTTCGGCCTGAGAGATACCAGACCCAACGAAAGCGCTAGCACTTGCAAAAGCGGAGAGTGCTGAGGAATACAAAGCCGTTCCTTTCACGACGGCATCTGGCACACTAACTGCATTCTGTGTGTACGAGAGGTCGATCCCGGCGGCCGTGGCGAAGGTGGAGGCAGTTGCCGCGTCAGATATCGCGTCATCCGTAAGCGACATCGCCGAACCTGGAGCACCGCTGGCTTCATCACATACTACCGTGCAAGTCATGTGATAGGGAATCCACCAGCCGGAACGATAATCGGCCTCAAACTTCCCGATGATGACAGAGTAAAAGAACACGTCCCAGGTAAGCGGCACAGAAAGGCCCGACACGCGCATTTCGTCGATTGCGCGGGCGCGAAGGGTGGCGTCAGGACCGGAGAAAGTGCCCGAAAACGACATATCCGAATCGTCCCGGCCCATCGCGTCAATCACGCGCGTCCCGCCCGGCAGACGATGAATCGCCAGACGTTGCACCCCGCCAATATTGATACTCGCGGGAATCTCAAAGTCCTGGAATGCGATGGGACCGAGGAGTAGCGCGACGTTCGACATTACTTCTTTTCTTCCGTCACGCGCCGACCGGCGCACCAGGCCAGGTTGGGGTCATGCGAGGATCGAATCCGGTCGTCGCCGCCCGCGGCAGTTGGGCTGCCTTGACAAAGCGATCGGTCACCCAACGTCCGAGCCGCGAACCGTCGACATAAATCTCCCCGTGCAATGCGGTCGATCGCGGCTCACTCGGTGGTGGGGCGGCCGATGGCCGGCGCGAGTCAACAGTCGGACGCTGAGCCCAGGCCGATGTATCGTACGGGGCCGCACGTGTGCCTTGCGAGGCATCCACCTGCGCCCCGGCAGCCCGCTGCTGCGACGGATGTAGGACGCGGTGTTCCCCAACTGATGACACCAAGATATCGGGCGCTTTAGGCTGTGACAGCGGCGAATACGCCCCGACGACGGCAGATTGGGGCGGTGCAGCGCCGGGATTTGAGAAAAGGCCACCGCCCGATCTGTCCATGGGCGTGGCAGGAGTCGGTGTGGGAGACGGAATTTGCAGCGGGTAGCGGATCGGGGCGAAATTGGCGATCGTCGCGCCTTGATCCAATTGGTCGCACGTGATCGGCACGGAACTCGGGATACTCGGCGCTAGTGACCGCACCTCCGGTGCTAGTGATCGGACCTCCGGCGACGTCATGCCGGGCCGATTTGCCGTCGCCGTCCCAACGTCTGCGCTGGGTTGGGCCGCAGGAAGAGGAAACATGGGCATAAGGGTCTTAGCCGCCAGGAGCAGGTCCGGCCGGCTCAGGGCAAACAAGCCAGGATCTAAACGAGCCGAATCTCGGGGAACCGGGGCGGACTCGTCACCGTGTTCACGCGCGGGTGTGGTTGAACCCTTGCTAATCGGCTCGGCAATGCCGGGACCAATCCGCAGGTCAGCCGCGGCGCGCGTCAAATGCTTCAAACGCATGGCACTGCCTTCGACAACGCCATTCAGTGCAATAAGGTCGCGGCGGATGGTCGCCAGCCCCTCCGATACGCCGTTGTCCAAAGCCAGGGTGATGCCGATTGTATAAGCATCAATCATCGCGAACCCCCGACACTAGTTGAGCGAACATCTGCCCGATGCGCTCTGCTATCGCCGGCCCGGATTGCCGAGCAGCCACGCTCAGAAAGGGATCGGGCGGACTTGGGGCGGACCCGAGCTCTCTCGTTACTGCCGCTGAACCGGTTGCACCAATCACCGCGGAGTGCTCGTTTACGCAATGCGATATGGCCGCCGAAGCCGCGGTCTCGCGCCCGCGTCGGCGCGTGCCTCGCTCATCGGCGGGAGGCGAGGCTATCGCCTTTACGGTCGCTTCAATATCGCGCGCCGCTTGCTTGAGTGCATCTCCCTCCGTGCGTCCAGCGTCGAGGCGGGATAACCGGTCGGCGAACGCCTGCAAGCCATCGATCGAGATCACCTCCGCTCCTTCCAGCGTAGCGTGCGCCAATCAAATTCCCGTCCGTCGATTGTTCCGAGCGCGACGATCCACGCGAGCCTTTCGTCCGGCGGCAGGCTGAAAGCCACATCGAAGGGCACCCCGTTCTTGACCAGGAACAGACAGTCTACTAGATCGGGGTGCCTGCTCAGTTTCCCGCGGTGGCCATCGCGTCTGGTTGGGTGACTTCGAGCTGCCGTTTGAGCGCCTCTGCAATCGCGGCAATCCCTAAATCGCCCAATCGCGCTACCATCGACTCAATCTGCTGCTCATTGGTCGCTAGTGGGATAGGCACGTTGTCGATTTCGGCCACCAAGCAGGCAAGCATCGCCATGCCAAGCCAGGGCTGATTCTGCGCGAGGACAGGGCCGGCCGCCTTGAACAAGCGCAGCTTGTCGAGAGACGTCATGCGGCGAAGCGTCAACCGCCGCCCCAGCCCGTCGGTAACGGTAGGGGCGGCCGTGGCGGCGGAGATAATCGTGGCTGAGGGACTCATCAGATTCGCATCCGCCGCGTTGCGAAGAACTCTAACTTCTGCTTGACGCCACTGTCGCCCTTCCACTGACCAGCGCTTGTCAGCTTGAACGTCACGCCGTCGTATAGATAAGTTGACGTAGATCCGTCCGTCTCGGATACATACTGATACATCGTGCCGGCGGGTACTGTACTGCCATTGTAGAATAGCTGTTCGGCTGCCGCGATGAAGTCGTCGACTGCAGAATCACCCCGCTCGATTTCGAAGGCCCCTTCCCAGCCTTTGGGAAGTTCAGCCCCCATCTGAGTACCGTCGAGCCGGTCCACTCGTACCGAGTATGTTAGCTGGCGTGCTTCAAACCCCGTAACATACGAGAGATCCACTCGTCCCGCGGGACCCAGAACCACCAACTGGGTATCCACGCCAACGGAAAAATTGGTAAGCGCCACGTTGAGATCTCCTTACGTCGGTTGCCCGTTGGGAAGCGTCTGAACGGACACTACAACGCTCTGGCCGCCCTCGATGTTCACGATGAACTTTTCGTTGATCGACTGATACTGAACCTGTGCATCGGATTGAACATAGCCGAGGCCGGTTTGGCTGGCGGGATTGTTCGAAGTGTCGCAAATTACACTGAAGGGAAGGCTCCCGTCCGTGCTTCCTAGAATACCTTGGTTAAACATGTTCTGCAGAAAGGCGAGCTGCGTCGCGCGAATTTGTTGGAACAGGCCAGAATTGACCAACTGTCCCACAAACTGACCCATTCCGGCAGCAAGGGTTTCGGCAATGTAGTTTGTAAGGCGCGTATAGTTGTCCCCGTTTATGGCGAGGTTTGAGGACGAATTGTGGCCAGCGCGCACCCCCCAGTACGTGCCGCCAGGCTGAGGATTGCTGATAACATCGATGCCGGCCCCGATCAAGACCGAGAGATCGGCCGACGCATATGCGGTCGCCTGACCGGAACCAGGGGTTCCCGATTTCTGACTACCGACGATACTGTAGAGCTGTTTGTTAAGGCTGGATTGTTCCGGAGAAAGGTTCGCCAGACGTCCGGCCGTGAAACCCTGCGGCGACACCAATCGAACAACATTGTTGACCTGGTCTGACCACCACAGCCAATCACCAAACATGAGCTTGGCCGCATAGCTGTCGAGACCCGCCTGGCCTTTAACGTTGACAGCGTGCTGA